ATCGTAGTACTAATGCAGCAAAAACAGACATACAGATTCTTGAATCCTATGGCTTTATTAATCTTTCAGCCAAAAGCAACCCAGCAATCAGAGATAGGGTTTCTGCCGTACAGGGTTTGTTATGCAACGGAAAAGGGCAAGTACGTTTACAAATTAATGCCAGTTGCAGACGTATGATTGAGTGTCTTGAACTACAGAGTTATACAGATAAGGGCGAACCAGACAAAGACGCTGGCTATGACCATATGAATGACGCTTTGGGCTATTTAGTTTGGAGAGAGTTTAACCCATTATTTGCACGTGCGGGCAAACCTACAGGCATTAGAATATATTAAGAACATGATAGTATTGAGGCAAAACTGTGTATAGCTCACAAAATATTTACAACCAGCCCATAACACAAGCTGTTAGCACAGTTGCAAGCCCTAATGCAGCCTATCAACGCATGGCTCAGTTTTGGGATTTGATAACAGATTTGAAGGAAGGAACATATAAGATTAGAAGTGAACACAGAAAATATTTACCACAGGAAGCTAGAGAAACTGATGATAGTTATGACGTAAGACTAAGCAGATCTACTGTAGTGCCATATTTGCAGCGTATAGAAAAAATGCTCTCAGGTATGCTAGTTAGAAAACCAGTAAGACTAGATGATGTATCGGACTTAGTAAGAGAACAGCTATTCGATGTAGATTTGGAGGGTAATGATCTCAATGTGTGGCTTTACCAGACAGCAAGACAAGCTATTAGCTTCGGTCATGTCGGTGTTTTAGTAGACGCTCCCAAGGAGGGAGATAAAACTAGGCCATATTGGGTTACTTACACACCCAAAGATATTTTAGGTTTTAGATCTGAAATCATAGAAGGTGTTAGGCAGTTGACCCAACTGAGATTAATGGAGCAAGTAGTAGAGCCTGATGGAAAGTATGGTGACAAGGTTATCAAACAGATTAGAGTATTAGAGAGAGGTAGATATGAAATTCATAGAAAAGATGGAAAGAAAGGTGAATATAGATTATTTGATGAAGGTAAAACCAGTATTAGAGATAAGATTCCCTTTGCTATTGCTTATTCCAACAGAGTCGGCTACTACGAAAGCCGCAGCCCACTATATGACATTGCAGAGCTAAATCTTAAACATTATCAGATACAATCTGATTTAGATAATATTTTACATATTAGTTCTGTACCATTACTTGCTGTCTTTGGATATCCTAATGCTGATGAAATAACAACTGGACCAAGTGAGGCTTTATCTCTTCCACCAGAGTCAAGAATGGAATATATTAGTCCATCTGGAGACAGTTATGATAGCCAGTTCCAAAGACTTAGTGATATTAAAGATCAAATCAACACACTATCACTAGCAGCTGTATTAGGGCAGAAGTTAGTTGGAGAAACAGCAGAGGCCAAGCAAATAGATAGATCGCAAAATGATTCGACCATGATGGTTATAGCACAGCAGATGCAAGACCTGATAGATAACTGCCTAAAATTTCACAGCGAATATTTAAATGAACCTAATGCAGGTAGCTCTTACGTCAATAGAGATTTTGTAAGTGCAAGACTACAACCACAGGAAATTACCAGTTTACTAACTTTATTTACTGCAGGAACTATTTCACAAGAAACTTTACTTAAGCAATTATCAACTGGTGAAATACTTGGTGATGATTTTGATGTAGAAGAAGAAATTGAAAGTACACAAACTGGTGGATTAACAGAATCAGAACCCAATGAAACAGAGCAAGATGAAGAGTAATCTATGTCGACACCAGAGACTTTTTATAGAGAGGCGATAGACTTAAATCGTTACAGTAATCAAGTTGCAAGACGAATTGTAACTAATTACAACAATGTAATTTTAGATTTAACAAATAAATTAGCAACAATAGATGAGGTAACAGCACCAGCCACTGTTGCAAGAATTAGAGCAATGTTATTACAGATGAAAGAAAGTCTTGAAACTTGGTCTAACTCAAGTTCAGTTTATTTAGCAGACGAATTACAAGGACTTGCTGTGTTTCAGACAGAATTTGTAAAAGATCAACTCAAAAGAGTTTTACCCAAAGGTGCTGTAGGTGTTAATAGTGTTCAAATATCACCTGATTTTGCAAAAAGTATTGTTTTTACAGATCCTACACAAGTAAATATATTGACACTACCAACTGACTTGGAATCTACTGTTCAAAGAACTTTTTCATTAACAGCAGCTAAAGGTTCGTCAATAACTTTACCTAGTGGTCAAGTAGCAGAAAAAGCTTTTCGTGGTATTTCCACCAAACAAGCAGAATTAATTTCTAGTCAAATTCGTATTGGTATCACAGAAGGCGAGTCAATACAGAAAATTGCAAAAAGGTTAAGAGGTAGATTACAGTTTGGTGCCAATCAAGAAATGACAGCAAAAGCACAAAGACTTGCTGCAGGCGATGGCATGAGGTTAGCAAACAATCAAGTAATGACGATTGTAAGAACTTCTGTTAATCAAGTACAAAATTCTGTTAATCAAGAAACTTATGCAGCAAATCAAAATGTTACGCAAAGATATGAATATGTTGCAACATTAGATTCTAGAACAAGTGCAATATGTGGAAGTTTAGATGGAAGAACTTTTAGATATGGAGAGGGTCCAATGCCACCACAACATTTTAATTGTCGATCAACTACTGTTCCCATCATTGATGATGATGACCTCCGAAAACAATTTCCTGATACAAGGCCAAGTGCAACAGGTAGAGTTCCTCAAGGTGTAAATTATGCTAATTGGTTAAAAGATAATCCTTCAATACAACAAGAGGCTCTCGGAAATAAAAAAAGATTTTTTAATTATTTAATTGAAAAAAAAGATAAAAGTCCTAGAGAGGCTTTGAGATTAATAATTAAAGATGATGGAACTGAGCTACCATTAAAAGAGTTAATAAAAAAATATCCTAATGCCAATTAAAAAAGGTAAGTCTCAAAAAACCATATCTAGCAATATCACAATGCTTATGAAAGAGGGTAAGTCTAGATCTCAGGCTGTAGCCATTGCTTTAAGTTCTGCTAGTAAATCTAAACCAGCCAGAAAACGCAAAAGGAAGTAATATATAAACAGCTACTTTTATTGTTATGCCTTCACACTATGGTTCAATGAAGCCCAAAGGAACAAAGAAGAAAAAGAAAGGAGGCAAAAAGTAATGGGATATACATTTAAAGTTCAAACTTATGATGAGCCAAAACCAAAGGCTGTAAAAGAAAAACCAGCAACAAAGAAAAAAACTAAAAAGTGACAAAAAAGTTTAGGAGAAGACCAAAAGATAAAAAAACTGGTTTACCTAAAGTTTATCTTTCTGGGGCTAAAAATAAAACTGCGAAGGCAGCTGAAATAAAAAGAACAGCAGCAGCCTACAAACGTGGTGAAAAAATTGATTTAAAAGCTATTTCAAAATTTAGAGTTTCTCAAGATGGCACCAAAAAAAAGAAAAAGCGCAAAAAGTAAGTCTACTAAAGCCGCAATAATTAAAAAAAAGGCAGACAATAGTATTTATACTGTCGGTGACTTAAATAAAGTTTATGCTCGAGGTGTTGCAGCTTATCTAAGTTCTGGTTCAAGAAATGTTTCTGTAGGAGCTTGGTCAATGGGTCGTGTTAGTAGTTTTGTAAGCGGAGGTGGTGCAAGAAAAGCAGATATTGATATACACCAAAATAGAAAGAAAAATCCTAAAAAAAGATGAAACTAACTACAAGACAAAAAAATAAATTAAAAGAACATTCAGCTCATCACACAAAAGAGCATATGGATTATATGAAACGCAAGATGAGAGAGGGTATAACTTTTAGACAGGCTCATAATCTTGCAATGAGAAGGAAAGGCAAATGACTATAAAAAAAGGCGGTCATGTCTTTAAAGGTTTGAATCAACCAATAAAAACACCAAACCATAAATCAGGTAAAGCTGGTGCAGTAGTTGTTAAAGTTGGTGGTAAAGAAAAGTTAATAAGGTTTGGTTTGCAAAGTGCTGATAATAAACCTCCAAGAAAAGGAGAATCGCAAAAAGATAAAGATAAAAGAGCAGCTTTTAAGGCTAGGTTTAGAAGACTTATTAAGAAAGGTCCAGTGAGTGCGGCTTATTGGGCTGACAAAACACGTTGGTAAGTTATTATTTATATTAATTATTGTTAAAATTTTTTTATGGCTGACGAACCAATTAAACCAAATCCACCAGTTGATACAGCAGCGTTATTGGCAGAAGTTGAAGCACTTAGAAAAAGTAATAGAGAAATATTAGACGATTACAAAAAAGCAAAGGAAGCGGCAAAAGCTGTGCCACCTGATGTAGATGTTGATGCTCTTATTGCTTTCAAGCAGCAAAAAGAGAAAGAAGAATTAGAAGCAAAGGGCAGATATGATGAGGCTATTGCAAAACAGGCTCAACAATATCGTGATGCTGAAGAAGTTAAAAACAAGAGAATCCAAGAGCTAGAAGCTAGACAAAGACAACTAGAAGTTGAGGCCCCAGCAGTAACAGCACTTGCTGATGTGGTACACGATCCGCAATATGTTTTATCTCGTATTGACAAAGATCAACTGGCTCGTGAGACAGACGGTACAGTTGTAGTTGTTGATGGCTATAACAGAACACCTGTAAAAGAGTGGGCAATGTCAAAAATGCCAGCTTGGGTACAAAAAAATCCAAGACCGCAAGGAGGAGGGGCAGCAACAACCAAAGTACAAACAGAATTTGTAACTAGCGGTGAAAATAATCCATTTGCAAAAGATTCTTTTAATTTAACCGAGCAAGCGAGATTATATCGTACTGACATAAATAAATATAATATGCTCAAAAACGCAGTTAGCGGTTAGTATAGTAACAACGTGGTTGTGCTACGTCAGAGGTTGTGCCTCGAAGTAAACATATTTATTAAATTCTAATGGCAACATTACGCAGCGATTTAATAATTCCTGAGGTGTTTACCCCCTACTTAATAGAAGCTACTACACAAACTGATAGCTTTTTACAAAGTGGGGTAGTGCAACCTTTGGCAGAATTAAATCTATCCGCAGAAAGAGGCGGTGACTTTGTGAAAATCCCTTTCTACAAAGCTAATTTAACTGGAGATTTTGAAGTTTTAACAGATTCAACTTCATTAACACCAGCAAAAATTACAGCTGATAACCAAATTGCAGCCGTTCTTCATAGAGGTCGTGCTTTCAGTTCTCGTGACTTAGCAGCTCTTGCAGTTGGTGGCGGTGTTGATCCAATGGCTGCTATTGCTCAGAAGATGGCGGCATACGTTAACAACCAAAAGCAAAAGGATTTATATTCTTGCTTAACTGGTGCATTTGGTTCTATTAATGCTAACGATAGTAACTCAGCTTTATTTGCTCTAACTATTGATTCAGAGTCTGGTGATACACCAACAACTCTAAGTCCTAGACACGTTGCTAAAGCACAATCTTTACTAGGAGATCAAGGTGGTAAGTTAACAGCCGTTGCAATGCATTCAAAAGTCTTTTATGACTTGGTAGAGAGAAATGCTATTGATCGTATCTATGATAATACAGGCGCTCCTGATACAGCAGCAGCTTCAGGTAGCACAACAAGAGCATTTGATGGACCCACAGCTGTAAATACATTCATGGGTCTAAATGTAATCGTTTCTGACGATATACCTACAACAGGCTCTGGATCTTCAACTGAGTATTCAACATTCTTCTTTACACAAGGGGCAGTTGTTACAGGTGAGCAAGCACCAATCAGAACACAAACTGATAGAGACATCCTTGCTTTGGAAGAGGCAATGGCTGTGGATCTTCACTATATCTATCATCCTGTCGGTTTAAAATACGCTGTATCAACAGTTAACCCAAACAGAACAGTTTTGGAAACAGTTGCATCATGGTCGAAAGTGTATGAGACAAAGAATATCGGTATTGTTAGAGCTACAAACGTATCTAATCAGGATTAATCATGCCATCACTATTTGAAGTAACTGCTGGATCTTTAGTAGGCCCAACAGCTGGTGGAACTGTAACTCAGGCCACAAACAAATCAACAGGTGTAACTCTAAATACAGAGTCTGGACAAATCACAATGAACAATGCACAGCTTGACGCTGGCACAGAAGTATCTTTCACAGTAACTAACAGCAAGATTGCAGCAACAGATGTTGTTGTAGCTTGTCATGGTTCTGCTGGAACTGCTGGTTCATATTTGGTAAATGCAAATGCGATTGCTGCTGGTTCTTTTGCAGTAACAGTTTCAAACGTATCTGCTGGAAACCTTAGTGAAGCTATTGTTATTAACTTTGTTGCTCTTAAGGGTGCATCAAGCTAATGGCTATGTACGCATTTAGGCGTATGAGAGAGAGAAATGAAGCTGCTGCGAAGGCGGCTTCTCTCACTCGAACAATAGAAAAGCCTAAAACCAATCCTAAGCCCAAAAAGGTAAAACTAAATGGCGATAACTCTTGATGCAACTGTTGGTGGTGCTAATGCCAACACTTATATCACTCTTGCAGATGCAAACTCATTTATTGAGGGTCTAATCCTCAGTGATGATACCGCAGCTTGGGACGGTTCAAGCACTGATAACAAAAACAGAGCTTTGTTTACAGCAGCCCAAAGAATAGACAGAGAGAAGTTTTTAGGAGCTAGGGTAGCTGATACTCAAGCTTTGGAGTGGCCTAGATCAGGAGTAAGGAAACCTGATACTTATACAAATCTTTATGGCTTATCTTTTCCTAATAGATTAGTTGCTGATTATTACCTTGATACTGAAATTCCAGATAGGGTAAAACACGCACAGGTCATATTGGCTGTATATCTCAACAACAACAGGAATGGGTTAGAGCTAAGTGGTTTAGAAGATTTCGCTTCTGTAAATATTGGTAATATAAATGTGACTCCTAGATTTTATGGAGCTGTGGGCATTGATCGTATTCCACCAATCGTTGACCACTATCTAATGGGTATTAGAATAGGTGGAAGAGCAAACTTATCAATTAAGAGGTCATGAAAATGGGTTACGGCTACGAGTATCCAGCAGCAATTATTATTACTGATACAAATGCCCATACAGGCAGATTTGGTAAAGTTCATTGCTTAACAGATGCAGAAGCAACTTTTGTAGCAGAAAATATAACAGAAAATGGATCAGCCACTATTAATGGCATCACAATGAAAGCTTCATCTGAAGTTTGTGGTGTTATTACAAGTATTACTCTTGCAAGTGGTCAAGTAATTGCTTATTTCTTATGAGTCTTGCTAAAGCACTAAAAAAAGCTGCCAGCGCTTCATTAAAAAAACTTGGCGGTGATGTGACTATCAGACAGGTAACAGCAGGGTCATACAATACCACTACTGGAGCTATAAGTGAATCTACGTCAGATACAACTATCAAAGGTGCATTAAGTAATGTTACAAAGAATCAAGTAAACGACTTAATAGAATCGCAAGATAAATTACTAACAATATCTGCTGGAGATCTTACATTTGTACCAACTACAAAAGACAGAGTTGTTATAAGTAGCGTGGAGTTTAAAATAATCCAAGTTATTACAAACGAACAAAATAATACACCTGTAAGTTTTGATCTTATCTTGAGGTAACTATGACAAGACAAATTAGAATAGATCAGATTCCAGATGTCATGGAAGAAGCTGTAATTGATTTAGTAGCTGCAACTACGCTTGAATGGACTAGACGAGTGAAAAAGGCTACACCAGTTGTTACAGGTAGATTGCGGAACTCATGGCAAACAGAAATTAAAAAAGCTAGTGGAACCATAATTAATAATTTACCTTATGCAGAGCCTGTTTGTTATGGTGAAAACCTCCCACCATCATGGGGCAAACAGTTTAGAACTAGACAGCAAACTGTAAAAGGATTTCCAGAAATAATAGGTAAAGAACTTCAACAATGGGCAAGCGATGAATATAACAAAATCAAGAGGAGGATATAATGGCTGCTGTCGATTTAAATACAGTAAGATCAACAATCGAGGCCAGATTAGCAACAGAGCTTGCTTCAAGTCCCGCCATTCCTGTTGTTTTTAATAATATGGCTTTTGACTCTACTACTGAAGATACCTTTGTACAGTGTCAAACAAGCTTTGGGTCAGGGTCTTATCTTGCAAGTGGAGTTAATGTTGTTGTTGGATTAGTAACATTAAACGTATTTACTGAAGAAGGTATAGGAGCTGGCTCAAACTTTACTATATGCAAAAGGCTTAGAGACTTATACAATAAGATTACAGTTTCAGATGTTATTTTTGATTCACCTGTTGGTCCCGAAATTTTGGCTTCAAGTCCTGAAGGTAAATTTCAAACCCAATTAAGAATAACCTTTGAAATATATGAGGAACTTTAATTATGGCTAAACTTGAAATCACAGAAGAAATGCTAGATGCTATCGAAGCTGTTAAAGGCAGAAGAGAGGCTAATTATTGGGATCCCGAATGTAGAAAATACTATGAGCAACAACAAAGTTTGAAAAAAGATGTAAAAAACTCCGAAAAGAGTTAATATATTTGTAAATATTTCTTTTTTTTGTTATGGCTGTAAAAGGTGATGTTGGCAAAATTATGTTTCACAATGCTGCTGGAACAGAGGCTGACATAAGTGATTTAAGAGCTTGGTCTTTATCAGTAACTAAGGATACACAGGAAACTACAAAAATGGGCGATACAGCAAAATCATTTGTTGGTGGCCTTATTTCTGGTGAAGGTTCTGCAACTTTACTTTACAATCCATCTGGCAACTCAGATTATCAAGCTTTTATTGATGATGTTCTTGTAACTGGAGATGCTGGTGACGCTCTTTTTGAACTGTTCCCAGACTCTGCACAATCTGCAAAAAAAATAGGTTTTTCTGGAATAATTACAGGAGCAGAATATGCTGCAACACTTGGAGAGATTCAGGAAATTTCTATTTCATTCATTACAACTGGTGCCATAACTTCAGCTATATAGTAAATTAAGATTATCTCGCACTTAATTTATGCCAGCACAAAGAACACTCGACACGTTAAAAGCCGCTTTTGACCTAAACCAAAGGCGCAAGTTTGATGTAAAAGATGATAATGGTAATTTGGTTGTCTCTCTGTACTTTAAAGCCATAACAAGATCAGATAGAGCAAGAGCCACACAAAGGGCTGGAAGTGATGACCCGCTTGTAGTTTCAACACATATGCTTTGTCAGTTGGCAGAGTTAGAAGATGGGACAAAAGCATTTCACCCTTCAGACTTTGGTAATTTACAAACTGAACTGCCAGAAAATGTTTTGAATGAAATCGAGATGTTTTTATTTGGTGTAAATCCAAACGTGACAGTAGATGCAGCAAAGGAAGCTTAAAGGGGGATAACTATTTAAACTTTGAGTTTTTCCTTGCAACAGAATTAGGTAAGACAGTTAGTGAATTAAGAACACAACTCACTGAAGAAGAGTTGATATTTTTTGCTGCATATTACGAATTAAAGTATGATAGAGAAAAGAAACAGGCAGATGCACTTAAACGCAAAGCCAAGTATAGTTAAAGGAGTTATTTTTTAGTTGTGGCAGTATCTAATGTAGAACTAAGAGTTAGTGCTACCCAAGCTATCACAGCGTTAAGAAAGGTTGATACACAGGCGAAAAAATTTAACCAAACTGTCAATGGAACTGGCAGTAAATTGAAAGATGCAAATTTAGGACTTAGAGTTTTACCAAAAGGATTTTTTGCTGCGGGTAAAGGCGCTAGTGCAGCTTCATTATCTTTCAAAGCTGCGGCTGCCAGTTTGGGTACTTTGCTTGCTCCGATAACTGCTGGAATTACTTTAATAGCTGCATTTGGAAAAGTATTTAGTACTTTAGCTGCACAAGATTTTGCAACTGCAAAAGTAAAAACTCTTGGTGTAGAAGTTGATACTTTGACTCCAAAACTTGCAACTTTGTCTAATGAGCTAAGTGGTCAGGTTTCACAACTTGGCCTACTAGAGGCGTCTTATGACGTAGCATCAGCTGGCTTTAGTGAGACTTCAGAATTAATAGATGTTCTAAAAGCATCGCAGCTAGGTGCTACTGGTGGATTTTCTGATCTCGCAACTGTTACTGATGCAACCACATCTGTTTTAAATGCTTATGGTTTAGAGTCAGACAAAGCTGCCAAGATAGTAGATGGATTTGTGCAGACACAAAATGATGGTAAAATTATTGTTCAACAGTATGCACAACAAATAGGTCGATTAGCACCTATAGCTGCTGGTGCTGGAGTTGGTATAGATGAACTTAATGCGGCAATATCTAGTGTCACTGCAACTGGTGTACCTGTTGAATCTACCTTTGCTGGACTACGACAAGTTATTGCAGCAATACAAAAACCCACAGGAGAAGCGGCAAAAGCTGCTGAAAAACTAGGAATAGACTTTAGTGCAGCTGCTCTTAGTTCAAAAGGACTAGGAGGTGTTTTACAGGATATAATCGACAAAGGTGGTGCAAGTGAAGAAACTCTTGCCTTGTTATTTGGTTCAGTAGAGGCGAGAACAGCCGTTCTACCACTATTAAACGATCAACTTGAATCTTTTAACAAGAACTTAGAAAACCAAGCTAATGCTCAAGATACTGCGGCCAAAGCTGCATTTACAGCATCTAATACAATTCAAGGACAGCTTACAAGACTTGGTACTGCTTTTACAAACTTAGCTGGAGAGGGTTCAGAGTTTGGAGCAGTAATTAGAGAAACTTTAAAAGTAGCTGCTGTAACTATCGAAGCTTTAGCGGCTGCTGTAAAAATCATATTTTTACCAATAAGAACATTAATTGCTCTTGTTTCAGAAGTCGGTAAAGCAATAGGAGAGGCAATAGGTGTAGATGCAACTAATGTATTATTTGATCTCGAACAGGGCTGGATTGCTGTTAAAGAGGGTGTTACAGCTTTTTCAGATGCTGTGATAGGAGTTGGTAAAACTGTAGGTACAGTAGTTGGCGGCATAGTTAAAAAATTTATCGGTGCATTTGAAGCAATCGCAAAATTTATTGATGAAAACCCAGTAGCACAATTTATTCTTAAGTTCTCTGGCATAGAGCTAATCCAAACTAATATAAACAAATTAACAGAATCTTTCGGGCAAAAAATAGAAGAAAATACAGAAAAAACAGATAAATTAAAAAAGAAAGTTGAAGAAACAAAAACTGAAACAGGTAAATTGAATGATGCTTTTGCAAAAATTGGTGATACGCTTGCTACTGGAGTATCTGACGCTTTAGTTGGTGTTGTAAATGGTACTAGATCGCTTGCAGATGCAGCAAGAAGCTTACTTAGTGATATTGCTAATCAGTTCTTAAGGCTTGGTATAAATACGCTTCTATTTTCCGCGTTTGGTGGGTCGGGAGGTTTATTTAAGAATCTCCCTACCTTTGCTGCTGGAGGTAGACCACCAGTAGGCAGACCATCTATAGTCGGTGAACGTGGACCAGAATTATTTGTACCTACAGTTGCTGGTACTGTTATTCCTAACGAAAAAATGGGTGGAATGACTAATAATATTGTTGTTAATGTAGATGTAGATGGCGGGGCTAGTGTTGATGCTGATGAAAATAACAGTAAACAGTTTGGGCTTGCTCTTGCATCTGCTATACAAGCAGAGATAATAAATCAAAAACGTGCTGGAGGTTTACTTGCGTAATGGCTACATTTCCCTCTATAAATCCAACTTATGCGGGTTTTTCCAAAAGATCAAATCCTAATAAAAGACTTGTTCGTTTTCAAGATGGATACGAACACAGAATTGTCTTTGGATTAGCTAGTCATCAAAATCCTAAAATTTATTCTTTAATATTTGACGTAACAGAGACTGAATCAGATGTCATAGAGGCATTTCTTGATAGTAGGGCAAACGATCAGGCAAGTTTTACTTTTACTCCACCAGCTGAAGGAATATCAAAAACAGGTACATATAGTCAATCTGGTACTACTGTTACTATGACAGTTACAAACCATGGCATTGCAGTGGGTGAAACTGTAACTCTTGACTTTACAACTGGTTCTGCCACTGATGGAACTTTTATTGTAGCCTCTGCCGCAGATCAAAATACTTTTACAACAACTGCTGCTGCAAGTGCAACTAACAGTGGTAATGTTTCAGTAACAGTTTCTGGGGCTGGTCAATACGTCTGTGAAAGCTGGACAAAATCAATACCTTACAACAATAGAGCTAAACTAAGTTGTACATTTAGAGAGGTTTTTGAGCCATGAGTTCTAGTGTTATTAGCGATATTCAAGGTATAAATCCTTCATCAATTATTGAATTATTCACTTTAACGACAACAACAGCTTTACATGGGTCTGCTACAACATACAGATTTCATGCTGGTTCAAGTCTAAATTCTAATGGAAAAGTTGTCTGGGCTGGTAATACTTATGAGAGATTCCCTGTTGAGGCTAGTGGATTTGCTTTTCAAAAAGGTCAAATACCAAGACCCACATTGACTGTTAGCAATGCACTTGGAACTATTACGTCAATACTTCTCGCTGTAAATCAAACAACAACAGGAAATGATTTGACAGGTGCGACAGTTACAAGAATAAGAACTCTTGCAAAGTTTCTAGATGCTGTTAATTTTGCTGGAGGAGTAAACCCTTATGGAACACCAGACCCAAATGCTGAATTTCCCCAAGAAATTTACTCAATAGACAGAAAGTCATCTGAAACAAGAGACGCTGTAAGCTTTGAACTAGCTGCTCCAATAGACTTAGCTGGAGTTCGTGCGCCAAAAAGACAATGTACAAGGGCTGAATTTCCTAGCATTGGATTAGTTGTGTGATGACTTGGAAAGATGACGCTTTGCTTCACGCTAAAGAACAAGACCCAAAAGAATCCTGCGGTCTTTTATTAAATATTCGCGGAAAAGAAAAATATTTTCCTTGTCAAAATTTATCAATAACTTCTCATCAATGTTTCATAATGAATCCAGAAGATTATGTAAAAGGGGATGAACTTGGAGAAATTATTGGAATTGTTCATTCGCACCCGATTACACCACCTGTTGCTTCAGAGGCCGATAAAATAAGCTGTGAAGATTCAAATTTGCCTTGGTATATTGTCAACCCTAAAACAGAAACTTGGGGATATTACGAGCCTTGCGGATTTCAACCGCCTTTACTTGGAAGAACTTGGGTTTGGGGTGTTACTGATTGTTTAAGTTTGGTGGAAGATTGGTATTTACAAGAAAAAAAGATTACTTTTAAAAAAGCCACAAGACCTTTAACACCTGAAATATTTCACGAAAATCCACAATCAAAAGAAGATGGCGATTTTAATAATTATCTAACTACAGCGGGTTTTCGTTTATTAACAGCAAATGAAAAACTACAAAATGGCGATGTTTTAGCGATGAGTATTTTAGGTAAAGGTTTGAATCATGTTGGAATTTTTATAGATGGTGATGTTTTGCATCATTTAGGAGATAGACTATCTTGTAGAGAGCCATACAACCCTTGGTTGTTAAAATGTACAGGTGGGCGGTATCGTTATGTTTCGTAAAATAAAGTTATATGGAGAATTGGCAAAAATAACAGGCCATAAAGAATTAGATGCCGTTGTAACCACAACAGCACAAGCTGTAAGTTTCTTAGTCAATAATTTCCCACAATTAGAGGGGCATATGTCAGACAAACACTATCAAGTTTTAGTTGGAGAAGAAAATGTAAGTATAGATCAATTAAACTTCCCGATAGGAAAATCTGAAATTAAATTTGTTCCTGTTGTATCTGGCTCTGGTGGTTTAGGAAGGGCTTTATTAGGTGGTGCTTTGATAGCTGTTTCAATGGGTGCTTTCGGTGCTTTCGGTGCTGGTGCGATAAGTTTTGGTGCTGGTGGTGGAGGCTTTGCTGCTGCAAGTCTTGGAGCAAAAGCTGCTTTTGGTATTGGTGCTTCTTTAGTACTTAGTGGTGTTAGTGGTATGTTGTTTCCTGTACCCAAAATGCCTGAGTTTAGTTCTGAGCAAGACCCAAGATTGTCATTTAGCTTTGGTGGGACACAGCAGACCTCCAGAGCGGGAACTCCAGTCCCTTTAGTATATGGAGAAATATTCACTGGGTCGGTTGTAATTAGTTCTTCAACAGACACCGAACAAGTACAAGTATGACCAAAAATAAAAAGATTATTCGTGGTTCATTTGGTGGAGGTAGAAGGTCATCTCCACCTCCACAACCTACAAGAACCCCAGATACTCTGCACAGCAAGCAGTTTGCTACATTTTTAGACCTAATTTCTGAGGGAGAAATAGAGGGTAGTGCAAGTGCATCAAAAGAGGGTATTACAGATAAAACCTCTACTGCCTATAAAAATGCTTACCTTAAAGATGTGTTTTTGAATGATACTCCAATATTAAGAGCAAATGCATCATCTTCTAATCCACAAGACTCTGATTTTAACTTTCAAAATGTAACCTTCAATTCGAGACATGGAACCGCAAACCAAACAAAAATAAATGGTATTGAGAGTTCTTCATCAACTACACCTGTCGGTGTTACTGTTACAGCATCTTCTCCAGTAACCAGACAAATTACAAATTCAAATGTAGATCGAGTAAAACTTACGATTACATTCCCACAGATACAAGTAGCAACAGATAGCGGGGATCTATTAGGAGACACAGTACAATTCAAAATTTCTGTTCAATACAATTCTGGTGGTTTTACAGACATTCATACTGACACAGTTACTGGTAGAACTGCTGACGCATACCAAAAAGATTTTTCTGTACAACTTACAGGATCTTTCCCAGTAGATATAAGAGTTACAAGAATAACGGCAGACAGTACATCAAGTAGCACAGTTAATTCTTTTCAATGGACAAGTTTTTCAGAAATAATTGATAATGCCTCTACTTATGCAAACTCTGCTTATAACGCAATTAGATTAGATTCTCAACAGTTCACTTCTATACCAACAAGAAAATTCAGAATCAGAGGAATTAAGGTAAGAATACCAGCAGCAGGGGCAAGCGGTTCTGGCACACCAAGCGTTGATAGTACAACTGGCCGCATAGTTTACCCAGATGGGTATATATTTAATGGTGTGATGGGGGCTGCGGTTTGGACTTCGTGTCCAAGTATGATCTTGCTAGACCTTTTAACTAACACTAGATATGGATTTGGAGATCATATAACTGACAGCAATCTTGATTTATTTTCTTTTGTAACTGCTAGTAAATATGCAAACACTCTTGTTGATGATGGGTTAGGAGGACAAGAGGCAAGATTTAGCTGCAACGTAAATATACAATCATCTTCTGAGGCGTTTGACCTTATTAATGAACTGGCAGGTGTTATGCGTTGTATGCCGATCTGGTCTGCTGGAACAATTACTATTGCTCAAGATTCGCCAAAAGATGCAAGTTATTTATTTAATTTAAGCAATATTTCTTCTGATGGTTTTTCTTATTCTGGTAGCAGTTTAAAACAAAGACATACTGCTGTTGCTGTTTCATATTTCGACATGGATAGTCAAGAGATAGATTTTGAAGTTGTAGAGGATAGCACAGCCCAAAGTAAGTTTGGAGTTATTACAAAACAAGTCAAAGCTTTTGCGTGTACTTCAAGAGGTCAAGCCGCAAGATTGGGGAGAGCAATTTTATTTGCAGAACAGAATGAATCAGAGTTAGTAAGCTTTACAACTTCAATAGATGCTGGGGCAGTGGTTAGACCAGCAGCAATAATAGAAATTAATGACCCTGTTAGGGCTGGAGTTAGAAGAGGAGGAAGATTAAAAGCTGTGGCATCAACTACTGTTATGACTGTTGATGATGTAAATGATACAGATTTAGCAACTGATAACAGCCCAACTTTTAGTGTGGTTTTGCCAGATGGGACTGTAGAAACTAAAAATGTTTCTAGCATTTCTGATGATGGAGTAGTTACTGTAAGTTCTGCTTTTTCTCAAACACCAAATGTAAACACAACATGGTTATTGCAAAACACCACTGTTCAAGCACAAAAATTTAGAGTAATTACTGTTGAAGAGCAAGATGGGGTTAACTATTCCATTACGGCGTTGTCATATGTGGAAGGAAAATATGCCTTTATTGAAGATGGGTCTAGTTTACCAACAAGAAATGTATCTGTTTTAAATGAATTAAAACCACCTCCTTCTAACTTATCTGCTGTTGAAACAATAGTACCTATTAATAATCAGGCAGTATCTAAAATATTTATTAGTTGGCAACCAATTACAGGAGTTACTGAATATCAAGTAAATTATCGTTATCAAAACAGTAATTTTGTGTCTGAAAAAGTTTCAAGACCTGATTTTGAAATAAAAAATAGTCAGCTTGGTACATATGAAATTCAAGTTTTTAGTTATAACGTACAAGGTCAACTTTCTGCAAATTCTAACGATTTAACATTTATTGCTGTTGGTAAAACTGCACTACCAGAAGATCCAACAGGTTTAACAATCGAACCAGTGTCAGATCAATTTGTAAGGTTAAGATTTAACCCTGCAACAGATGTTGATGTGACCCACGGTGGTTCTATTTCCGTAAGGCATACGCCATCTGTAGACCCTGCTGTTGCAACATTTAGTAATTCAACAGAAATAATTCCAAAACTTTCAGGAAATATCAGCGAAACACTTGTTCCCGCTTTAACTGGAACTTATAGTATTAAATTTATTGACGACGGTGGGCGCAGATCAGATAACGCTGCAAGAATAATTGTTACGCAACCAGACCCACAACCTCACCAAGTAATACTTACAGAAAGAGAAGATACAGATTCACCTCCCTTTCAAGGTAATAAAATAAATACATTTTATGACGCTGATTTTGATGGGTTGCTACTAGATGGAACAACATTATGGGATTCAATAACACAAAATATTGATGATTTATCAAATATTGATTTTGCTGGTCCAATCAACTCAACTGGTTCATATGAATTTCAAAATGAAGTTGACATGGGTGGAGTTTTTAATCTTACTTTAAAAAGACGATTTGTAACTTCTGGACTTTTACCTAATGATTTGATTGACTCTAGAACAGCAAACATTGATACATGGACAGAATTTGACGGAACGCTTGCTGAAGATGTTGGTGCAAAATTACTTGTTGCGACAACGCAATTAGCTACGACAACTTCAACAGCAGCCACCTATGAACAAAGTGGTACAACCATTACGATCACTAAATCTTCACACGGATATAGTGTCGGCGACCAAGTTGTAATTGATTTTACTGCGGGAAGTGCTGTTGATGGTAATTATGTAATTCAATCAGTTCCAAATGCAAATGCTTTTACAGTAACAGCAAGTGCAAGCGCAACAATATCGAGTGGCACCTCATGTAATATTGGACCTAATTTTACACAATTTAATACTTTTGCAAATGGAGAATATACAGCAAGAGGATTTAAATTTAAAGTTGAACTTACTTCAGATGACCCAGCACAAAACATAAATGTTACTGAACTTGGTTATGAGGCAAGTGTAAAACGTAGAACAGAAACTGTAAATACATCTATAGCCTCTGGAACTTCAGCAAAAACAGTAACATTTGCAGACCCTTTCTTTACTGGTACTGGTTCATTAGGTGGTTCAAATGCTTTTTTACCAACTATTGGAATAACTCTTGAAGGAGCCGTAACAGGAGATTACTTTAAAATTACATCTATTACAGGAACACAGTTTGTAATAGAAGTTAGAGACTCAAGTAACAATTTTAAAAATCTTAATTTTAGATATACTGCTGTAGGGTTTGGTAAAGGTACATAAATATGTTTATATTTAAGTTATCAACTATCATATACTTATACAAAAAGGACTAAGTAATGCCCACACATGATTACGTTATTGCCAATCAATCTGGAGCCGCCTTTAGAACAGATTTAAATAATGCCCTTGCTGCAATCGTAAGTAATAACTCAAACTCATCTTCTCCCTCTACTACTTATGCTTATCAATGGTGGGCAGATACAAATGCTGGTGTTTTAAAAATAAGAAACTCTGCAAACAACGCATGGATTGAATTATTACAACTTGATGGTACGTTAACTCTTGAAGATGGGTCAGCTTCCTCTCCAGCACTAGCTTTTCGAGATGATTTAAATACAGGTATTTTTTCTGGTGGAGCAGATCAACTTGAAGTTTCAACAGGTGGAACTGAAAGGTTAATGTTGAGTAATACTTCAACAGTTTTTAACCAATCGGGAGCAGATACAGATTTTAGAATTGAAAGTGATAGTAACACACACGCTTTTTATCTTGACGCGGGTAATAATCGGGTTGGTATAAGCACATCAAGTCCAGATACATTACTAC